TCTCTAAAGCTGCCATAAAGGAGCGAGGCAGCATGAAGCGTAACATTCCGAGTGATAAGGAATCAGATGCAGACTCAAGGTCAATGGTAGCGACGCTACCATCAATCGAACCTGCACGAGCCAGCACACTATTCTTATCGGGCTGTGTATCTAACCCAATTCGAAAGAACGTCGAAAGTCTCCTTTCGAGCATTCGACCTATACCGAGTTGAAACCACATATTAATTGTGGGTTCGGTACAGATACCGCGTGCTATGGTCGTCGTTTTGTTGACAAAACTATAACGACTTGACCCTACTACGTCATACCCGTGGGAAGAAAGCCTGGAAGCTTCAGCTTCAAAACTAAGGCCTCCCATCGAGACACAACGCTCCCAGATCTCCGGGAGTCCCTCGGTACATGAGAGAGGGCTGTCAAACATCTTCGTATAAAAGTCAGTATCCCGAGCAGATATACTTGCACCGGGGCCGGCTCTCCCTTCAAGATAAACTTCTCGAAGGTCGGAGATGATGGGGGCAATGCCCCCGACAAACCAAAACTGATCGATGACATTTTTAACTTCACCGATCAGCATCTCATCGAGGCTATGATCCGGCGCGTACTTCCAGTTAGCACATCGTGTGTTTACCGCCTTGAATTTTTCCAAGGCGGCACGACATGCTTCCGAAGAAGGCCGCTCCTCGTTATTGAATTTCTTCAATAAGGAGTTACGCAGACAGAATCCGAAGACTTGTCTAACATCCGAATCAATCGACCAGCTAGGTAGCTGAACGTCGATCACCTCTCCAAGGTCAGCAAGTAGGTTGGAGTAAAGAGCATCAGGACTAATGTCCATGTTGACTTCTCCCATCTATGAAATAGCGGACCACAATTATTTGCCACTCTACGACGTTAATGTAGAGAGGAATCTAGTTGGTGAGAGCCTTAACTCACAACTCATCACCCGGGGGGAGTGGTATCCCCGGAAGACGAGTCCCTTCATCATCATACCACGCCTCTGGGAGTCCAGAACGGACTGTTTCCCCGGAGGAGAAGGCACCCGGTGAATTGTCAGGTGAAGATACAACATACCTGGCAGTTCGCGGATCAAAGTGACAAAGGCGGACTTTTGAGCCCATATCGGTCGCATCTTGGTTGAACGAGACGCGAACGTGATGAGCTTCAAATAACTGTACCATTTCGATTTCTAGCTTCATTGGTTACTCCAGGTTAGAGTGCAACTAAGGTTGACGCTCTAGAAGAAAACCTAGAGAACGCCGTTGATAGCCAGATCCCCAAAGCCAGCAGACTGCTGCCAAAGGGCACCGAAATGGGCCGACATACCCGCGCGGATATTTTGCGGGTCTGCCGTATCCGCTCCTGCAGGCACATCCATCGTAGTCGTAATATTACAGACCTTGATGGGCTGACCAGCGAGAGGAGTAACACCCTTTCGCGTGATTTGCTTATATGTGTTTACAGGAATATTGCTCACAACGCCTGTGACCGGATTAGGAGTACCAAGAACCTTCAAGGTACCCGGCCGAGTCGCATTAATTGTGAAGGGAGATGCAACGCTGTGCACAGTGACACCCGTCTGGGTACCACCGAGCGCAGAGACTGCAACCTGCTTGCCCGGATTTCCCGGGGGCGCAGTGTCAGCGATCACAGTGTAAGTGGGGCTGGTTAGACCCGTCTGTGGACCGCCCGTTATCGGAGATGTATAGCCGATAGACATTTCACTTTCCTTTAAAGGAGGTTAAAAGGATCACGTTCCAGTACAAGTAATCGCACGGGGCCTATCTCTTGATAGGCTTGGACGCGCTAATGCCTGCGACAAGAGCACCGATATTGGCCCACTTAAGGGACCCAAGACCGGGAATCTTGAAATGGAAACGTGGGTATGGCATCTGGTTGACAATAGCTCGGACTTTATATTCCGAGATCATGCCACCACCGCCAACGCCACCCGTTATGGACCAAAGAGTTGGATCCGGCGGGATAAGTACGCCATCTGAAATTTTATGAGTAATGGAGTTTTTAAATCCTTTATTCATCCACTTCAGATCCGCACTGGCGAAGCGCATGCCGTCGAGCACTTGTTGAACATTGACAAAGTAATCGACAAGGAACGACCAAGGTATCGCCTCCCACACAGCAGGAAGAATGTCCCACGGGTCAAACCCGAAGGACTCTGCCACATGAGAGAAATTATCTGGTCGCGCCCCGATAACACCGTAATACCTACAGATGGACTTCGTGATAATACTACGAGAGTACCGGTAGGATGTCGGGTTGTTACCCCAGCCAGACGAAAAAGTATCGTCTACTGCTGACTCCGCTGTGCCGGACCCGGAAATCGGGATACCGTCAAAACGGGGAGACTTACCTAAGGCTTCAACGGCCTTATTGTAATCCTTAATGTCCTCGAACAGCGGCTTAATGCCGAACGAGTAAGTCAACCACATATCACCTAACCGTTTACGGTATTCTTCGGTATAACCAAGCTTCCTAATTTTACGTAGGTTCTTGGTTAATTTAATAGTACTACCGAATATGGTGCTTATGGGATGACGAAGCATGTGGACAGTTTCTCGAAACTCTGCGAGGACATTGCCCCCGCGAAAGTTATTACGAGCCTCGAGATACTTGCCCAAGAGCTTCTCCCTTGCCTTGTTATCGGCTTGGGTACTTACTGAGGTCGCGGGATTGCTCGGTTGACCCGGGCTTTGACTCCCTTGATTTGACAGAGTTTTAGGTGGCCTATTACTGGGCGTATCTGGCAAATATATTGCAAAGGTACTACCAGTGCGAGGCTTAACCTTAAACCTGCTCCCGATCAACGTACTTCCGGCTTGAGCGCCAACCGCGATGTTATGTTTCCATCCGGGTGGAGATGCACCGAGAAATACGCTATCCGTAGTAGTTGTACCCGTCACTGATTCCGACGTAGTGACAACACCACCAGGACCACCTGAAAAGGTGATATTCTGGAGATAGTAGCGTCTATTCATCCGATCAGTTTTTGTTTTCGGATAAGTCGACGTCATGAAAGGGACCTCCGGTGTTTTTGATTGGAGTAACCCAAAAAGGGCACCCAGCAGAGCTGGG